TATAACCGTAGTTAACCATGATGGTCGGCAGACTGAAGGCGATCCAGGCACAAATGCCGACGGGTATCAGAATATAGGCCAGTCTCAGGGTCAATAAGCGACTGTTTATCAGCAAAACCAAGGTGCAAAGCAAGGCCCACCACTGTATATGGCTTACCTTCACTTTTCTTTAAATCGAAATACTCCATAGCTTTTTCATACATTTTCTCTGGGTCTTCGTATTTAAGCGGCCTACCTACCTTAGCCATGATTAATCCTCATAAGTTGTTCTGTTATAATATAACCATGCTATGTGATTTTTGCAATATCTATCATTTAGACGTTAAACCCGGTGTATAGGTAAAACTCTATTGGTTATTCACATAGCCTGTATTCAATAACTGTTACTATCCAACCTGATCTTTATTTCTGTTCGCGTCCTACGAACCCCGGCCCAATTTATCGCTATGGGTGCCTAACATAATACCGTACGTTTAGCGGCTGGTTTATTTCATGCCTTGGCAGACAAGAACGGTTCGTCTAATCCCGCCAGTTATCAAATCCCAAAGATTTATCCTTTCCTTGGAAAAGCTGGCACCACATAGAACTTGCAAAGTGAATATTTATTATGTTAATGTCTAATCAACTTATCAAGATGTACGGGACAGCGCCAACCAGACCGTACATTTTTTATAGCCCCTCTTGGATTTCTCCTTGAGGGGCTTATCTTTTGGAGACTTATCAGACACTGCCCAAAAGATGCGTGATTATAACCTTATCCCCGCCGTATATCAAGACAAAGAAAAACCCCGCTGGACTGCAATCCGGTGCGGGGCTTATAAAGCCAAAGCATTATGTCAAGATAGATTAACTATACTGCTTTGCGGTTTCCGTTTCAAGCTATCAATTTTAGCTAACTGTCAATAATAAATTTAAAAACGGTATCTTTTATATTTTTACCTTCTAGTTTGCTCAATATTTCCTCGAAAGTATAGTACTCTAAAGGATGCTCAATGTATTCAAAATCACCATCAAATACATAACCGAACAGAACTTCTTTTTTGTATGTGATGTAATCATCTTGAATATCGTTAAATGAATCCTCGTATTGTTCATCGGAGTAATCACCATATTTACTGTAACTTATCCAAGTATCAAATTCCATTAGCTCGCCGTAAGGCAAGCAATTACATTCTTCGATTTTTCCATTTATTACGATTAACCCAAAGTCATATTCAGGGTCGTGGTATCCGCTAGGCAACATAGCCTTAACGTGGTAATTTTTTGTGATTTCACCCATGATATATCCTTTTAAAGAGGGGCCGGGGTGGAATTTCCGGTAACCCATTTATGTGTACGGTCCCGACCACCCTATAAAAAGATACATCGGGGTTACAATACGCATTCCACTGCGTTTGAGTATTGTACTAAATTGCCAGACCGTTTGCAAGTTGGTTGGCGCGGCATACTCATTCCTCCATTTCAGCAAGTGCCAAACATAGCGCGGCTAGTCGGGCAAGTGGTTCGGTGGGTGCGCTGGCATAAACAGTTTTTTCCATGTCATCAAATGCAATACGAACATCAAATGAGCATTCAATTGGTCCGGCGTCCATTCGTCTAGACCATGCGTCATCAGGCAAAAGCTCTGCCTCAAGCTCTGCTACTGCATCACGTGATAATGGTAAAGCAATATAAAAAGCCAAGCTTTCCATTACTTCCATGTTTGTGTGCTTGCCAAGAACATTATACAGTTCTGTAGCGTCAACGTCTTCGCCCTCCATACACCGTTGCGCGATTTGTTTTAGTGCTTCTTTGCGTGTCATTTTACCAACTCCCATAAAATTCGCTCACCTTCACAAACTTCATCTGGGAAAGTGTCTCGATGTGTCTTTATGCCTTCATCCAGCTCCTTAATCCGTTCATCCTTGGCAATGAGTTCGGTTTGTAGCTGTTCGATGGCTTATGAGAGATCCAGCGGGGTTTAGCCATCACATATCCTCCTTTGCTTGCTGGATCATGGCAGCAATTTGAGCATTTGCCTTTTCAATTTTCCATCTTGCTTGCTTTAGATCCATTGGAAATTCGCCATTCCAACCTTCGCCAGAACTTTCAAAGGCGTTTATCCACAATTGAAAAAGGTCGTCATTTTTTATAATCGCGTACCCGGCCTGTTCGAGTGCTGCGATAGCGGCTTTCATGATGAAGAAAAGCGCTTCCCTTTCATCATTGCCTAACGCATCCCAATCATTGTATTCATCCGATTGCGCCGACCACGCAGCACGCGCCATAATCTCTTCAATCTTCATCTTCCAGCCCTTCCAGTGCTTTGACCATATTGGCAACCAGTTTGTTTGGCTCGTGTTCAGATGTAGTTGACGCATAGCAAACCAGCTTATCTAAGTGCGGCTCCAACTTCCGCGCCGCCTCTACCACGCTTTCATAGGCGTCTAGGCGATCGAGCAGTGCTAAAATCCATTCTGTGTATCCATTTATATGGATTTTACAAAACTTTCGCAGTTCGTCGCGTTCTTGCTTATTCATCACTGACACCATTCCATAAATTTACCAAACCAAAAACCTATGCCTGTTCCAACTAGAAAACAGATAATAATGAAATTAACCCACCTCATCGGCGCCCCCCGTATTTCTTGCGGTATTCGTTAAACGCTTCATCAAGCAAATCACTTGCTGGCTCCCAAGATCTATCATCAGGATCAGGATGATTTGCCAATTTAGCAGTTTCTTCAAACAAATAGATCACTTTTTCGGCATCCGCCAACTGTTCGCGCAGGCGGGTGATTTCACGATCGTAATCTTCGCTCAACACATATTCACCATCATGGTATTCAACCATGTCACGATAACTATCATAACCATTACCACAGTATTCGATGTCATATCTCTTAACCATCACTTATCCTCCGCTTTGGCTAGGACTACTAAAATCTTCTCGATATGCTTGTTAAGCATATGCTTAACGGTTTCTTTAAATAACACTGGATCACATTCTGAAAAATCATCAAGGCCAAGAATGTCGTCCATAATTAAACTCTCAGTGTCATTCAGCAACTCAACCGCCTCTTTGTATTTCGCCTCAAGTTCTGGCATGGCGGCGATGCGGTGGGCGGATTTTTCAATTTCGTCAAAAGGTGTTGTCGGATAAACTTCAATTTTTACAAAATCACCAATTTGAAAATACTCCTTAAACTCTCTACCCATGTTAACGGTGCATAAATTAACTTCCCATTTTTCACTCATTTTCTTCCTCCATCATCGCCTTAATCTCTGGGTAGAAATCTATAGGCGTAACTTGCTTATTGCTTTTTATCGCGATCTTTAACATTGCTTCCGGGCTTGGAATTGATTTGCCCGTGTATGTTTGGATCGTCCGCAACTCAATATCGAAGTGGTCTGCCATTTGTTTCCACGTCATTTTGTTGCGGAACTTGTATTCTGATAAATCCATGTGACCTCCTATTTATGCGTTATAATAACATTTACATTTCGTCTGTAAACATTTTTTTTATTGAAATATGAATTTAATGTGTTATTGTTTGGTTATGTTAATCGGCTTTAAAACAATCAACATTTACGAAAAAGGAATAAAGAATGAGTTGGAAAAGTAATTTTATAAACTACACATCTGGGACTAAGTTTTATTTGTCATTGTCAACTGACATGGTTAATTTTTTAATTTTATTCTCAGAAGGCGGTATGACATCTGCCCAAGAATACAGGACTAGAAACGGATACGATAGATTTGTGCCATTGATGAAATCTTTAGAGAAAAGAGGGTTAATAGAGCACAACTCGTCAATTAACTCTTTATCAAAAGAAATTAAACATAAGCACAAAATTACGCCAAAGTGGATATATAGGCTTACAGAAGCTGGTAAATTAGTTGTGGAATTACTGAAAATTCAAAGCGAAAAGGACTAAGACAATGGGAAACTGGACTAAGGGACCGTGGAAACGAAACCATCACGCCAATGGCGTTAATTTCGTAAAATGTGATGGAAGAAGAAATGGGGGATACATCATTTGCAACACTGTCGGATTTGACGAAAAAGCCAACGCCCAGCTAATCTCAGCCGCGCCGGACATGGCGGGAGAGCTAGACAATTGCAAACGAATGCTTGAGGCGATTATCGAAGGATATCCAAACCACGATATTAACCATGTTGATTTTCGCGTACAGGTGACAAAATGGGCAGAGATGACATTGCAGGGCGTTGATAAAGCACTCAGCAAAGCGAAAGGCGAATAGGTTATTGACCCGCAAACAAAACCTTGCTACAAAACATCAGGCGGTTATTTCGTTTCCTTTTGTTGATACAAACAACCCCCGCCTAACCTCCCAGACTATGACCCGCTTTTTACGGCGGGTCTTTTTTTTACTTTGGTTTATAATTTCTGTCATGCATACATAAATCTAATTCAAGCGCACGAAAGATTTTGCAAAAGTTTTCAATGCTTGGAGAGTTTCGACCATTTTCAAATCCCTTCACACAATTAAGAGATACACCAGCCATGTCGGCAAGCTCTTGCTGTGTTAATTTTCTTCTCTTTCTGTATTTTTCGCACATGTATGCAAATTTAATAGAATACTTCATGCCTATTTCCTCCATTTAAAGCCCGTACAGAGCCTTTACCTTTCGTATTTACCTGTCTGACGCTTTCTTTCCCTAAGCGCACTCACACCCTTTAAAACGGCTTCCATTGCATCATTTGATTTGACCATAACAACGCCGCCGCCGTCCTCGTGGTGAAAGACGGTAAAATCATCGCCGTCTTTCTGCCACATCTGGAAAATTTGCTCAGGTGTCATTTTGACATAAACCATCTTCCTAAAAGAACGCACCCTCCTAATAATGCACCAATTAAAAATCCTTCAATAAAACTAAACATCATCATTCCTCCGGTGCTGGTGGTAGTGGCATGTAATGAGTTGGTTGCGGGTCAATGTAATCAGAGAAACTATCAACCCAATACCCTTCCCAATATTGCCCTGCTTTTACGTCAGTCCCGTTAAACAGGACCAAATCAACCAATTCTATTTTGGGCGCTTCATTGATCGGCCTCCAACGCAAAGCATCAATTTGTTTGCGCAAGTCATCGACTTCCTTTTGTCTGCATGGTGTCCAGTCCTCCGGCTCTATATCAAGCTGTTGAATGCTTTTAAGCCTCCACTGCATAGCCTCGACCTGTTTGCGCAGTCGTTCGATTTCTTCAATTGAGCGCCGCATATTGTCATCCAAATCTTTATCATGGATTGTTTTAGCGCCGTCTTTTAGATCATCTTTAAGGATTTTCAAAATATCCATTTCACTCTCCCTTAATCTTCTTCACGATCCATTTAGCAAGCTCTTGGCCTA